AAAGATGCTGGTCTCCAAAAGTATGCGGAGATTGGCACCTATCAGAACGATCCAGGAGTGGGTCTGAATCACCTCTCGGCTGCTCTCGACAATCTTCCGTATATTGGACCTGCTGGTCGCCTTGCGGTTCCATTTATTCGTACCCCAGCAAACATCTTTGCATACCAACTTGAGCATCTGCCACTGACGGCTAAGTTCTCAAAGCAGTATCAGGATGCAATGGCTTCCGGTGATCCATTGTTGATTGCTGAATACGAAGGACGTCAGGCCGTGGGGACAATGATTGTAGCAGCTGTTGCGCCTATGGCATGGAATGAGATGTTTACGGGCAATACTCCAATCGACTCAAAGGAACGTCAGCGGTGGCAGAAGCTAGGCATCCAGGCTCGTTCTGTCAAGATTGGGGGCCAGTACATCTCATATAATGCTTTGGAACCTCTTTCCAACATCATTGCTGCTGTTGCGGATATTACAGCGGTTTTCAAGGTAGGCGGTGCTGATCTTGGCGAACGACTTCTTGGACAACTTGTCCTGGCTTTTGCAGCAAGCTTTACCGAAAAGAGTTACTTTTCTGGTTTGGCTGCTCTTGGTGAGTTTCTAACCCCTGAAAACTGGACCTCCACTACGGCCATGAAGGGCCTCCTTAGCATGGCCAATAACCAAACACCTATTGCTGGGGCTCGTAGGGCATTGTCGAACAGCATGAATCCGTATATGCGGGAATACAGCAATGAGTTCGAACGCCTTCTGAATGTAGCTCTTCCTGGCTATGCTGTGACTCGTCCAGAAGTCATTGATGTGCTTACGGGTAAACCACTCCGCAACCCAAATGGTGGGCTTTGGAATGCCAACGTCCCCTTCGAAGTGAGCCCTGAAAACAAGGATCCTGTGGCTAAATTCCTTATGGAGATTGAATTTGCCTGGAAAGACAGTTTGGATAAGGCCCCAAATGGCCGCCCCATGACTGCGGAACAGAAGCAATTCATTCGCAAGGAGATGTACCGCAACGGACTTCGCAGGGACATTGATAACCTCCGCAAACTGGATTGGGTTAAGGAGGACCTTACCAAATGGAAGAACCGCAACAAGGGTGCCATGAGTGACTACACTCGTGATACTCCGCTGGTCAATGATGAGGTCAAGAAGCTTTGGGATGATTCCAAGCGTCGAGCCTTTGAAAAACTAGAGCTGGAAGATGCGGTGATTGCGGAACAGAACCGTAAAATTCGTGCTGCCCAGTATCAAACCCAACAGGGCAACTACAGCCCCGATCAACCAAGGGATTTCAGCACCGCTGATGTTGAGGGGTTGAACAGAGTCTATCAGGACATCATGAACTTCAAGTAAACCATGGCTGTTACTCAGAACACCTATACGGGGAATGGGTCTACCACGATCTATTCCCTGTCTTTTTCCTACCTGGATAAGGCCGATGTCAAGGTTACGGTTAACAACGTACTCGTAACCAACTACATCTTTGCCACCGCTTCGTCCATTCAGTTCTCGACGGCCCCTTCTGCTGGGGCTGCCATTCGAATCTATCGGGACACCGATACGGATCAGACAAAGGCCACCTTCTTTGCTGGTTCGGCCATCAAGGCCAAGGATCTGAATGAGAATTTCGTTCAAAATCTTTATATTGCCCAAGAAACAGCTAATAATGTAGCGAATGCTGTTGCTGGTCAGATACCGGCAGGCACCATTACTGATTTACAAGTAAATGCTACCGCTAATATCAATGCCACCAAGTTGGCCTTTACCCAAAGCGGCACTGGTGCAACTACTAGGACCGTTGAGGCGAAGCTAAGGGATGTTGTATCCGTTAAGGACTTTGGGGCAGTAGGAGACGGGGTGGCGGATGATACGGCTGCCTTCAACGCAGCGGCAGCAGCCAGTTCCGATGTGTTTGTCCCAAACGGAACCTATCTGATCAATAACGCGGTCAACATTTTAGACAATCGAACATGGTTCTTTGAGGGTTGCACTCTTAAGCACACAGACGACACCAAGACCATCCTTCGCGCCGACAGCAAGACAGGATTTAGCTTGCTTGGGAAACTGGTGCTTGAAGGAACCCTTGTTACGGCTGCCACAACGGCTGAGACTGGGCTTTATATCACCAACGGCAAACGGTATCGAGTCGAAGGAGTTGAAGCTAGGAAGTTCAAGGGTAAAGGGATTTGGTTAGATGGCAGCACCGCTGGTGCGTTACGTGGCGACCGTGGACAATTTACTGATTGTGCTGCTTACGACTGTACGGTTGGCATTCAAATTGATGCAGGCGCTGGTGCTGAGTACAACACCTGGACAAACACAAACATAAGCGGTTGCGAGACTGGCATGGCTATGGCAGCCGGTAACAACACCGTCGTCGGTGGCAGCATTGTCGATAACTCTTATGGAGTTGTCTTGACAGCA